CCTGGTCTTTCCGCCAGAGGAGAAGGGCGAAAAGTACAAAGCCCTATGCCGCTTCTGGATCCCGGAAGAGGCGATGAAGGAGCGGTCGAAACGGGACCGAGTACCCTACGATGCCTGGGTGAGAGAAGGATTTATTGAGGCCACGCCCGGCGATGTGATTGACTACGACTTCATTGTGGCTGAAATCCTGGAACTGGCCGAGCGGTACGATTTGAAAGAGATCGCTTTCGACCGCTGGGGCGCGAGCAAGATGATCCAGGATTTGCAAGAGGTGGAGCTGACGGTGGCCTCATTCGGGCAGGGATTTGCCTCGATGAGTGGGCCGATGAAAGAGCTGGAGCGGCTGATCGGCGCGGGGGAGATTTCCCACGGGAATAACCCGGTACTCCGCTGGATGGCCGACAACCTGGTGGCCCGGCTCGACCCGGCCGGCAACATCAAGCCGGATAAGGCCCGGTCTATCGAGAAGATTGACGGGATGGTGGCGCTGATCATGGCCCTGGCCCGGGCGATTTTGCAGGAGGGGCAAGTGAAAGACAGCGTTTACGAAGAGCGGGGAGTGTTGCTACTGTGAGAATGAAGCCCGGATTTGATGATTTGCTGGTAAGCGTGGGGGTGATCCTGGTCGGGCTGGGGCTGTGGTGGATAGATCCACGGGCGGCGCTGATCGGGCTGGGGGTGATCCTGTTTCTGGCCGGCCTGCTGCTGGCGAGGGGTAAGTCGTAGTGGGTATCCTAGCGAGCTTATTAGAACAGCGGACGCACCCAGGCCAGAACATCGACTGGGCCGGGTGGCTGGGACTAAAAGAGACGCCGGCCGGGGTGCATGTGAACCAACAGAACAGTTTGCAGCAGGCGGCGGTGTTCGCCTGCGTGCGGGTGCTGAGTGAAACGGCGGCGATGCTGCCGCTGATTTTGTACAAGCGGCTGCCACGTGGAAAAGATCGGGCCGTGGATCACTCGCTTTACCCGATTCTGCGCTATTTACCCAACCCGGAGATGACCTCGATGGAGCTGCGCGAGACCGGGATGGGCCATCTGGGGCTATGGGGCAACACTTTTTTTGAGAAAGATATTACCAACGGCGGCTGGATCAAAGCTCTTTGGCCGCTGCGGCCGGACAAAATGAAGGTCATCCGGCGGGGCGGCCGGCTGATTTACGTTTACCAAATGCCGGCCGGGGCCGAGTTTCCCTACGCCGAACTGCCATTTGAGCGGATTATGCACATTCGGGGCCTGGGTTTTGACGGGGTGGTGGGCTACGACCCGATTGGGCTGATGCGCAACAGCATCGGGCTGGCCATGGCCGCCGAGGAGTTTGGAGCCAGGCTTTTTGGCAACGGGACGCAGCTCGGGGTGACCTATGAGCATCCCGGCAAGCTGAGCGAAGAAGCCTATGGCCGGCTGCAAAAATCTATTGAGAAGCGCCACACGGGCTTAACCAATGCGCACCGGCTGATGATCCTGGAAGAAGGCATGAAGGCCAGTCAGGTGGGGATTCCGCCCGAGAACGCGCAGTTTTTGGAGACGCGCAAGTTCCAGGTGGTTGATATTGCCCGCTTCTATCGCATGCAGCTCCACAAGATTGGCTCCCTGGAGAACGCGACCTTTAGCAATATAGAGCACCAATCCATCGAATTTGTGACCGACACCATGCAGCCCTGGCTCACGCGTTGGGAGCAGGCGATTTACCGGGATCTATTGACGCCGGCTGAACGGACAGAATATTTTGCCGAGCATCTCCTGGATGCCTTGCTCCGGGGCGACACCACCAGCCGCTACACGGCCTATAACATTGGCCGTAACGGGGGCTGGCTCAGCGCCAACGACATCCGGGAGAAAGAGAATATGAACCCGGTTGATGGGGGCGACGTGTACCTGGTGCCGCTGAACATGGTGCCGGCTGACCAGGTGGGCGGCGATTCTCCCGCGGGAGGCGACGACACGGGGACGCGAGGGGACGGGGACCGGGAAACGCGGGCGCTGGACCGGGAGACGCGGGCCAAGAACATCGGCAAGGGCCGGCAACGGCTGGCCAAGGCTTACGAGCGGGTCATCCGGGACGCGGTGCAGCGGGTGGTGAAGCGGGAAATCGCCGATGTGCGGCGGGCCGTTGACAAATATTTGAGCAAGCGCGATGCGTTCCAGTTCTCCACCTGGCTGAAGCAGTTCTACGAAGAGCACCGCGACTTTTGGAAGCGGCAGATTTTGCCGGTACTGCTGAGCTATGCCGACCAGGTGGGCGCGGACGTGGGGACCGAATTGGGTGAGGATGCCCACAGCAGCGACGACATCCGCCAATTTATTGACCAGTACGTGGCGGCGCTGGCGGCTCGTGAGGTCGGCTCCAGCCAGGGCCAACTCCAGGCATTGCTGAATGTGGCGCTGCTGGAGGGTGAGAACCCGGGCGAGATGCTGACCGCCCGTCTGGACGAGTGGGAAGAGAAACGGGTGGATAAGGTGACCGGGCGCGAGAAAAATATGGCGCTCAACGCCTTTGTGGTCGCGTTCTATGTGCTGTCGGGGGTGGTCAAAAAGCGCTGGCTAACCCTGGGCGATAGCTGCCCCTACTGCCGCAATCTGGACGGTACGGTGGTCGGAGTTGAGGAATTTTTCCTGGGTAAGGACACCGATTACCAGCCAGATGGGGCAGATCGCCCCTTGAATGTGCGATTTAATATGGGCCATGGGCCGGCACATGGCGGCTGCGACTGCACGGTTGTGGCCGAGAGGTAGGCAAAGATGGCGATTATTGAGGAAAAAATTACCCGATTTTGAGCTGCTGGAACCACTGCGGACTATCGAGTTTAACCCGGATTCGCGCTATTTGATGGTGGCCAGGGTCAGAGAGCGGCTGTCAGCGGAAGTATCTGCCCGGATTTTTGCCCGGTTGAAGTATGCCTTGAGCCAGCTCTTAGGAGAGATCAAGTTTAGTGTGGTCGTCCTTGATGGCGACATAGAGCTGGATTTTTACCAGTTTAAGGAGAGGACCGATGGCTGAAGAAATCGAACGCCGATTTTACGCCGGCAGGCTCGAGCTGCGGGCCGAGGCGGACAAACCCAAACAAATTTTAGGCTATGCCGCCGTATTCAACTCGCTCAGCGAAGACCTGGGCGGGTTCCGGGAGATCATCGAGCCGGGCGCGTTTGACGACGTGCTGGGCGATGACGTGCGGGCGCTGCTCAACCACGACCCTAATTTGCTGCTGGGCCGGACCACGGCCGGCACGCTGGCCCTGTCGGTGGACGACGTGGGCCTGCGCTACGAAATCACCCCGCCTGATACCAGCTACGCCAACGATTTGATGGTCAGCATGGAGCGCAAAGACATCGATCAATCGAGCTTTGGTTTCCGGGTGGCCAGGGGCGGCGATAGCTGGAAGGAACCGACCGAGGATCAGCCGTGGTATCTGCGGATCATCCATAAGTTCGCCAGGCTCTACGACGTAAGCCCCGTGACTTTCCCCGCTTACCAGGCCACATCAGTGGCTTTGCGGGATTATTTACAAGCGATCAACGCCGGCCAGGCGACCGGCGAGAAAAGCCCTCACCCCGACCCTCTCCCAGAGGGCGAGGGAGGAAGAACCGGACTCCAGCCAGCCGGGCGACTGGCGATAATGAGACGCCGGCTTCAACTCATTGAGAAATTTTAAGGAGAAACGATTATGACCATTCGAGAATTACTTGAGAAGCGGGCCAATCTCATCAGCCAGGCCCGGGCTATCCTGGATAAGGCCGACGCCGAAAAGCGCGACTTAATCCCAGAAGAGCAAACCCAATGGGATACGCTGATGAACGACGCCGACAAGTTACAGCGGCGGGTAGAACAGGAAGAGCGCCAGGCCCGTTTGGAAGCAGGGTTGGAGGACAGCCGCAACCGGCCCATCCACACCCAGGACGGCCAACCGGCGGGCAATCCTCCTTCCCAGGAAGAAAGCGAGCGGCGCATGGCCGCCTTCCGGCGCATCCTGCCGGCCTGGATCACCCGCGACTTTCGGGGGATTCCTGAAACCGAGTACCGCGCGCTCCAGGCCGACCTGGATGTGAGCGGCGGCTATCTGCGACCTCCGCAAGAGTTCATCAATATGCTCCTGAAGAACGTGGACGACATCGTGTTTATCCGCCGGATGGCTACGACCTATACAGTGGTTAGCGCCGATAGCATGGGCGTGCCCACGTTGGAAGCCGATCCGGCCGACGCCGATTGGACGACCGAGCTAGCGACCGGCAGCGAGGACGGCAACATGAGCTTTGGCAAGCGGGAACTCAAGCCCAATCCCCTGGCCAAACGGATCAAGGTCAGCCGCAAGCTGCTGCGGGCCGTGCCCAACTCCGAGGAATTGGTCCGCGGTCGCCTGGCTTATAAATTCGGCATCACCCAGGAAAAGGCTTATATGACCGGCACGGGCCACAACCAGCCGCTGGGCGTTTTTGTGGCCAGCAACGACGGCATCCCGACCACGCGCGATGTTTCTACGGGGAACACGACTGCGGCCCCCACTTTTGACGGCCTAAAAGAGGCCAAGTACACGCTCAAGGGCGCTTACTGGCCCAAGGCGCAGTGGGTTTTTCACCGCGACTGCGTCAAGTTGATCGCCAAGATCAAGACCGATTTTGGCTACATCTGGGCCGAGAGTGTGCGGGTGGGCGAGCCTGACCGGCTGCTGGGCTTGCCGGTGAATATGAGCGAGTACGCCCCCAACACTTTCAGCGCCAGCCAGTATGTAGGCATCCTGGGCGATTTTAGCAATTACTGGATCGCCGACGCCCTAACCCTGGAATTTCAGATGTTGATGGAGCTGTACGCCGAGAGCAACCAGGTGGGTTTGATCGGCCGGTTGGAGAGCGACGCCATGCCGGTGCTATCCGAGGCGTTTGTGCGGGTAAAGTTGGCGGCCGGATAAGAGTAGCCAGTAGTCAGTAATCAGTAATCAGAAGAAGGAAAAACGATAATGAACGTTTTAAAGAATTTTGTGATTAAGGAAGTTGGCGCGCCCGTGGGTGCGGCCAACAACACCGACGCCAACAGCGACCGGATCGATATGGCCGGCTACGAAGGCGTGGTCTTTGTCTGCCCCATTACCGACAGCGTCCAGGGCGGTGTGGCCGCCCTGACCGTCGAGCAGAACACGGCCGACAGCGACACCGGGATGGCCGCCCTCAGTGGCGCAGTGGACAATGCCACCAGCGCGGAGAATGACGACCTGAACGACACATTGCTGGTGGTCGAGGTTCACAAGCCGCGCGAGCGCTATGTCCAGGCGGTTCGTACCAGCACTACCCAGAATATCGCCTTCGGCAACGTGATCGCCATTTTGTACGGCGCCCGCAAGCTGCCGGTGACCCTGGATGCAACTGTCCAGGATGGCGCCCTAGTGGCCAGCCCGGCGGAAGCGTAAGCCAGTAGTCAGTAGTCAGTAGTCAGTAGTCAGAGGGGGCCGGAAGCTCCTGGCCCCCTTGAGGAGAACAACTATGCGAGTAAAAGACCGAATTTTTTATTTGATCGTCACGCTCATGCTGATGGTGACGGCGGCGCTTGGCTCGATAGCCATGATGGCGCCGGCGGATGAAGCGCAAGCGCAATACAACACGGCCTGCTATGAAGAGTTTGGCGGAGCCAAGCGGGTGGGCGGTTCGGGCTGCGAGTACGAGTTTCAGAGCGGCTCGACGGTGGACGCGCAGAGCGGCTCCACTGTAGATTTGGCCGGAAATGTTGATTTCACCGGGGCGACTATCACCGGGCTGAGCTATTACTTTGTCACTGAAGACGATGGCAACACTTTGGTGACCGGCACGCTGTATGTCAGCGACACGGCCGTGTTCACCAGCGCTGCGACCGCCCTGGCTGGGTTCGACCTGAACGGGACTGAACTCACCCTGGATGCCGACGCCGACACCAGTATCACCGCCGACACCGACGACCAGATCGATATCGAGATCAACGGGGCCGACGATTTTGCTTTTAAGGCCAACAGCCTTGAGCTGGCTTCTGGTTCAATCGTGGATCTGAACGCCAGCGCCGACGCCCTGGCTCTCGACACCGACGGCAACACCTCAATCAGCGCCCCGACCGATAACCAGATCGATATCGAGGTGAACGGGGCCGACGACTTCCAGATCACGGCCAACACCCTCACCGCTCTATCCGGATCGAGTATCAAGGCCGACACTATCGCCGAGACGACCGAGAACAATGGCGTAGCCGTAGATGGAGTGACGCTCAAGGATGGCGGAGCGACTCTTGGCGCGGCCGGCGTGTTGGATGTCCCGGTGAATGTCGAGCACATCGGCGTGCCGACTGTCCTCACCGTCTCGATCTCGTACACCCCCACGACGGGCACGCTGGCGACCATCGGCGACGGCGAAATCTGGTTCGTTCACTCGGTTTTTATCGAGACCAACACGAATTTTGACTGCACGGGCAATGACTGCGCTTTGACCATCGGCGACGGCAATGACGCCGATGGGTTCATCGCCGCCAACGACGCCGCGCTACAGGCCGCTTTCACCGAGGCGACGGGTTACGCCGCCGGGTGGTATGGCATTGAAAACGGTTCGGGCGGAGCCTACACGTTAGACGACGGCGGGCCATTCATCTACGCGCCCGACGGGGCCGACGAGACAATCGACTACGAGGTGGCCGGGACCGATCCGGCGGCGGGTGAGGCGACGGTCTGGATCATCTACACGCGGGTGCAGTGATGAAACGCGCATTTTTTATCCTGCTGTTCGGCTGCCTGGTGGCGCTGGGGATCCTGGCGCCGCACAAAGAAGCCGAGGCCCAGGTGAGCAGCCGGCGCATGGTGACGGTGCTGGCCAGCGCGGAGCGGATCACAACGACGACCAGTAGCGATATCACCAACCTGGACGAGGCCCAGAACATCCGGGGCGGCTACATCACCCTGGATGTGACCGAGGTTACGACCACGCCGATCATCACTCTGTCGGTGGAGTTCAAAGACCCGGTCAGTGGTGAATACGAAACTCTTCTGACCGCTTCGAGCGGGGTCAATGCCACCGGCACGCACACCTATTTGATCTATCCCGGTGCAGGGACGGCGGGGGCCGATGTGACCCAGGTGGCCGGCTATGTGCTGCCCCAGGTGTGGCGGGTGAGCGTGGAGCACGACGACACCGACCCTATTGAGTATAGTGTGGGGGCCATGCTGGCGCCGTAGTCAGTAGTCGGTAGACAGTAGACGGCAGACAGGGGGAAAGGAGTTCCCATGTGGATTAAGCTAAAGACGTTGATGGCCGGGCCGCAGGGAGTTCACCAGCCCGGCGCGGTGGTGGATCTGTCGGACGAGCAGGGGCAGCAATTGGTAGATACGGGGCAGGCGGATAAGAGCACAGCGCCTCGGACCTCACCCCCCTCCCTACGGTCGCCTCTCCTAACAGGAGAGGGGGGCAAGAAGGAAAAAGCTACCTCAAAGCAAGCTCAGAAGCGGGAAACACGTGGCGCTAAAGCGAACGGTTGAGCCAACTGAAGAACCGGTGAGCCTGGATGAGGCCAAAAGCCAATGCCGGGTGGATACCAGTGACGATGACACCTTCATCACCGGGCTGATTGTCGCTGCGCGGCAGTATGTAGAGGGAGCCAGCCGGCGGGCGTTCATTACCCAGACGTGGCGGTTGAGCCTGGACGAATGGCCGGGCGACGATGAGATCGAGCTGCCCAAGCCGCCGCTGGTGTCGGTGACTTCGGTTATCTACAAGGATACTGTTGGCGCGCAAACAACCTTGAGCAGCTCGCTGTATATCGTGGACACCGACAGCGAGCCGGGCCGGGTGAAACTGGCCTACGGTGAGAGCTGGCCCTCAGACACTTTGTACCCGGCTAACCCGATCCAGATCACTTACGTGGCCGGCTATGGGGCTGCGGCGGCTGTGCCAGCCTGGGTCAAGCAAGCGATCAAGTTGATTGTGGGGCATTGGTACGAAAACCGGGAGGAGACTATCGCGGGGACGATCATCAAGGGGATCCCGCTGGGGGCAGATAGTTTGATCTGGCTGAACCGGGGGTATTGACCCCCTCCCTAACCCTCCCCCTGGGAGGGGGAGGGAAGAAGAATAATCAGGAGGAATTATGAGGCAAATGAAACAGCTTTTTGGTGTGTTGGTCCTGGCGTTGGCAATGGTCATGGGCCTGGCCGTCCCGGCGCTGATGCAGCCGGCGAGTGTGGTGCAGGCGGCCCCGGTGATGGCCGGTGAGGACGGCACGCGAGACATGATCACTCCGACTAACGTGGTCGCGACCGGGATAGCCCAGTCGTTGAGCGCGGCATCGGGTGATGGGCACAAGTTCGTCAACACGGCTAAGGAGTTCGTGATCGTTACTAACGATTACACCGACACGGTTACGCTGACCGTGGTCACCGGGGGCACGGCGGATGGTTTTGCCATTGACGACGTGGATGTGACGATTGCGGCGGGAGCGACCAAGCTGGTGGGGCCGTTTGCGACGGCGGTTTTTAACCAGCGATCCGGGGCGGACGCCGGCAGGGTGTACCTGAATTGGGATGCGACGGTCACGGACACGGTGGCCAGTTCGGTGACGTTGAACGTGTACCGGTTGCCGTAAGGACCCCCTCCCCAACCCTCCCCCTAAAAGGGGGAGGGAGGAAGAAACGGCTATGCGAGCGGGAAAACTGAGGCACAGGATCACGATCCAAGAGCAGTTAAGTGGCC